GCCCGAAGATGAGCAGCTACTGTTCCCGCCCGTGCTCCCCGCATTCCCGTTTGTGTCATTTGTCGTTTGACCTGCACCGCCTAGGCCGCCGGCCCCAACAGCAATAGACAACAGTTCGCCACCCGCAACTGGCCTGGTGATAATTGTCGTGCCGCCAGGGCCACCTCCCGCGCCGCCGGATCGGTTCGTTCCCGCTGCTCCGCGTCTTCCGCTGCCGCCCCCTCCTCCACCGGCCACGGCAACCAGTTCCACGTATCTCGCCTGTCTCGGCAGGGAGAACGCCCAGGCACCAGATCCACCCGTTGCTCCCGCAGGGGCGGTAGTTCGGGTGAAATCGAAAACTTGAACTTCCGGTGTCCGAGTTACGACTTCCCAGTTCCCGGCTGCGTTGAACACGCAGCGCACTACCGATTTGAACGCAGTTCCATTGCAGACCTGCTCATCGAGCACGGTGCCCGATGAGGTTAGGTTGCGTATCTCAATTCTGGGGTTGCGAGATGCTGGGAGATCAAGGATAAGGGTAAGAAATGCTCCCGTATAAGCGTTTGTATTCGTCAGCGTGACTGTCGCCGTGTACGGGCCGGAGCCTGCGTTTACGGTCAGCGCGGCAACCGTGTCTGGCTGCACCGCGCCCAGAGAAATGTTGGTGTTTCCGGCTGCGGATATTGTGGGACTCGATGATCCCGGCAGCGACACAAGGCCGGGGACTGAGGAGGAGGCGTTTGCAATTCCCAGCGCTGCTCGCCCGGCAGCCGCATCAGTCAGCGCAAACCAGTTGCGGCCAAACACCGAGCCGGTCGCCGCCCACCACGCTGCCGCAGCCTGATGCACTCGCTGCGCGGTCCAAGCCCGGCGGGTCGTTGCGGTGCCAGCCTCGGCCTCAACCTGATCAACGGTCGCCGCCGACCACTCGCGGGAGTCGGAAAGGCGGGAGTCAGTCGATTGCACCGCCGAGGCGGCCAGAGCACCCTGAGCGGCCGTGGCGTAGGCCGCATCGCCCTCGGCGGCTGTCAGGTACTGAGGGTGGGGATCGACGGCCTGGAGGTGCCCCGTCACGGCAGACGATGCGGTGCCCTGTGGATCGGCGCCCACCTGGGAAGCCGTGGGGAATGGGTGCTGGTGGCCAGCGTCAGCAGCCAGGCCCGTGGAGCCTGCTGCGGCCTGGGCGGCCAGGGGCTGCGCTGATGCAGTGCTCAGCGGCACCTGAAGGGTGAACACCACCGAGCCCCAGCCGGCCTCGGTCTTGGGGCCATAGACGGCGCCAGTCGAGCGAAGGTACCAATCGCCCACCACGCCGAGGTTTGCTGCGGGCGCTGCGGTGCCACCCAGCCAGCGCGAGCCGATCGGGCCGACCGGTCCCGGTGTGGTGACCACCACGGCCTTGGGTAGGCCCAGGTTGGCGTAAACGTGAATGACCGCAGGGCAGCTCATACGGGCCTCCTGGCGGGGCGGAACACGGGCACGGCCTGCCCAAAGGCGATGTGATGATCGTCGGCCGGTTCGGTGCCGGGGGCGATGCCGAGCAGGTCGAAGAAATACTCCCGGCCCACCACCAGGACATTCACCGAGGCCTCGGGCAGGATCGCCACCAGGGAGCCGGTGGCCGGATTGGACTGGCTCATGTCCAGCTGGTAAATCTCTGAGCGGTTCTTATTACTGACGAACCCGTAAATGATCCAGTTAGTGAATACCCATGGCTCAGTTTTCAGGGTATCGGCAAACATCCGCAGTTCCAGCCGGGCGGCGATACCCTGCTCCAGGGTCCAGGCGTAGTCCTCAATCCAGGCCATGCGGTAGTGCCTCCTGCTGGCAGTTTTCCCGGCTCAGATCGGCAGCCACAAAAAGGGGGAGGCCGAAGCCTCCCCTGCTGTTCTCTGGTCGCTGGGCGATCAGCGCTGGACGTGGATGGTGTTGCCGGTGCCGGCGGGAGCGTTCAGGCCGCCGGTGCCGGTGCCGGCGACCAGGCGCACGGCCACAGCTCGCACGTCGCCGACGATGGCGGGGCTTGCGGCTGCCCGGATGGCGGCCTCGATCTCAGCGCCAGAGCGGCCAATCTCCACCTGGTTGAGGCCGTTGAAACTGATGGTGCCGATCTCCACGTAGGCGGAGGGGTTGGCATCGCCGACAGCGCCGCCGATGGGCACGTGCGCCACCTGGACCCTGTAGCCGCCGGCCGAGGCGGCCTGGCCACCAACCGCGATCACCCGGAAGGTTTCGCAGGAGTTGAGGGTAAAAGGCACGATGCGGGCGGCACCGGTGCGGGTTTCGGCGGCGGCGCCATCACCGGCGCGAACCGCGCCCAGAAGGACGGATTCACGATCGATGAGGTAGGAGCGCCGGGGCGCCAGTCCTGTTGCTTGGGGCATGGCTTAGAGGGGAATGAAGGACGTGTGGATCTGGATCAGGATCAGGCGGTGATCGCGGCGTTGTTGATGTTGTAGAGGCGAGCGGCCGAGCGCTTGTTCTCGATCACCATGGCGGCGTGCCAGGAGATACGGGTCAGGCGGTGAGGGGTCTGGAAGCCCTCGCCCACGTCGTACACCGTCAGGCCGTTATTCAGGCCCCCGTCAGCATCGAGGGACGGGCCCTGGATGCCGGAGGTCAGGCCTTCGCCCATCGCCACGCAATAGATGCTGGCGGTGTTGCTGCCGGCGCCGGGATCATCGAAGCCCTGGATGGGGGCGTTGCGAGCGTCCACATCAGTGCGCAGGATCTCCACGTCGCCGTAGAACATCGCCCGCCGGCCGATGCCGTTCATGTCGAAGTTCACGGTGCCAGCGATGCCGACAGCGCGAGCGGCAGCAGCGAACCGAACCGCAATGGTCTTTGGCATGACCAGACGCTTCTGATCGTTGGGGCCATCGACCGCATCGATCAGGTTGTCGAGGGCAGCGAAGGAAAGGCCTGCGCCGGTGGCGTGGTTGGCGATGGCCTGGGAGGAGCCGATGTTGATCTTCGTGCGAAGACCATCCATCTGGCGGCCATTGCTCTGCCCGCCCTGGCCCCTGACGAAATCGCGCTCGATGTTCATGCGCAGCGCACGGGAGCTGGCTTCGATCTGGCGGGCGTGGGCACTGATGCCGAGCAGCGCCACCTTGGAGCTGTCGGTCTTCACGTCCTTCCCGTAAATCTTCAGGATCTCGGTTTCGGTCTTGACGGATCCCTGGCTGTCGTCGTTCGCCTCATCAAAAAGGCGGGGGTCAGCGGAAGGGAGCTCATCGTCCATCGAGTAGACGTGAGCGGCGCCGGAGTTGGCGGTGACCCAGGGGATCACGGGAGCCAGTTCGCCGGTGTTCAGCACCTGCAGAACGGCCAGCTCCAGGGCGGGGGCTTGGGCGGTGGTGCGGGTCGCGAAATGCTCCCAAAGGGTTGTGGATGCCACGGGTGAAAAAGGGGATGAGGGATAGCAGTGGGGATCTCGACAAGGGCGGCCGTTGTGCGGCATCGCGCCGCCTGGTGCCCGTGTCGGCAGTGGTCATTGGTTGTGGCGCCCCCGGCATCGCGCCCGGTGCGGGTGACCCGCGGCATCGCGCTCTGGATCACCCGCAGTTTTCCCGGCTCGCCGTTACTGCCGGATCAGCCGGCGTAGTGCTCCTCGAGGAGGCTGCTGGCGCTCTGTCGCCGGGCGTCCTCCACCGAGCGACCCTGCACCCCCCGCACCCCGCGGGCACCGCTCAGACCACCAGAGCCCACGCCGCCCTTGGGCTTGAAGAAGCTGCCGATCACGGCGCTGGTGTCGGCCTGCTGGTTCAACCAGGTCACAGGATCCACGTCCTGTCCGTCTGCGGTCTTGATCCGATCGCCATCGGCATCGACCACAAACAGCTTCCCGGTGGCCTCATCGACCCGGAAGTGGCGCCGGCCCTGGAACTCGAAGTAGGCATCGAAGAACGTCAGCCCGCCCGAGTCGGCGCCATCGCGGCCTTCGGCGGCGGAAAACACCCCGCGGGCCAGGGTGCGGGTCTGCAGGTCGATTCGCTTGGCCCGCTCGGTGTCGGCCTCCTTCTTGGCGGCAGCCACCTGCTGCTGTGATTTGGCCTCCAGCCGCTGGCGCTCCGCTGCGGTGAGCTGTTCCCGCTCCGCCAGCCGGCGCTCAAGCTCGTTGGCCTTCTCCTGGGCGGCCCGGTACGCCTCGGGGTTGAGATCCTTGACGGCGGCCAGCTGCTGCTGCAGCTGCGCCATCTGCCGCTCCAGGGCCTTGCGTGCCTCGCGCTCCGACTTCAGTGCCTTCTGGCCGGCCTCACCGAGGGAGGGATCATCGGCATCCATCTCATCGCCACCGCCACCACCTTCGCCCTCACCCTCGGGGCTGGTGTCCACGGTCATAGCCCACGGCCGCAGCCATTCATCGGCCATTCCGGTGAGCCGATCAAACTGAGAGATGTTCATGCGTTGCCGGGGCATCGCGCCGCCGGTGCAAGTTGCCCAGCAGTTTTCCCGGCCCGATTAGCGCTATCCCTTCAGGGCTTGCGCGACCGCTGCAGCGATCACCCGCCGATCAGCTTCCTCATTGAGCAGCCGCTGGCGGTTGGCGATGGCCACCAGGCGGGAGGTCTCCAGCAGGCTCAGCGGCAGGGGCGGAGGGGTCATGGGGTGAGGTCAGCGGTGGAGAAGCCCAAATCCTGCAGGTAAGCGATCGGCGCCCGCGGCAGGGCCTGACTGTTGGGCATCGTGGTTGAGAAGCGGTACGGGAACGCCAGGGAGGTTCCAAACGGCGGATTGGCCAGGATGCCAGCCAAGTCCTGCGGAATGATCGGCTCCTCGTAGTCGTTGAACAAGGCGCCATCGGTGGCGTAACTGAAGATCGGATCGGTCGGCGGTGTAACGCTCACGATTGGCGGCACCTGCACGAGCCCATAGGTGCCTGCCGTGAAGCGCTGCGCCGCTTTGGTGAAGGCCAGCCTGTTGCCAGTGGTGCGCAGCACGGCCCTCGGCGGCTCATCCGGCCTGCCCGAAGTGCCGGAGCCTGGAATGACCGGCCCGGTGTAGTAGTCGCCCTGAGTGGTTTGCATTGTGGCAGCTGTCGCCTGCTGGATGAACTGCTGCGGCACGGTGATCTCCTTGACCCCAGATTGATGCACCAGCCAAGCGCGATAGCCCAGTTCGTAGGCATCTTGTCCAAGTAGGTAAACGGCGAATATGGCCCAATTCTGCTCTGTGCGAGTGTAAAGCAGAAAATTACGGTATGGGTTGGCGTCAATGATTGCAGCCGCAGCCGGGCCAATCCCGCCCACGATGGTCTCCACCCCAGTATTGATAATTGGTGTAGTGGTTTTGGCGTTTATCTCAACCATCACAAAGGATGATTCAGATACTGGATAAGTTGCCAGCTTGGCATCGCTGTCGGTGATTGCGCTGCCCACAGAAGCGGGATGGCGCAAGGCGCCGAGCAGGGCGCCAAGGTTCTGATAGGTATAGCCGTATTCGCTGTAACTGCTGCCGCTGAGGCTATAGATCCGAATAATCCTGTTTACGGTGAAGCTGTTTATGTCCTGGCCATACACCTGATAAAAGCCATGGGTGATCACCCCCCGCATCAGTCGCTGGCGCCGCGTCCAGAGCCGGCCGCGCTGTTCCGTCCGCACCTCGGGCACAGCCCCGGGCCACAGCGGCAGCCCCGTGGCCGCCCTCGCCTTCTCGGCCTGCAGCTGCGCTCGATCCCGCAGGCGCTCCCTCGCCTCACGCGCAAGCAGCCGCTGCCGGTTGGCCAGCTGCGCCGCCCGTGCCGATTCGAGCAGCTGCGGCGGCAGAACCAGCCCGACGCGGGTTGGCATCAGCTGGTGGCGATGATGTTGTCAGTGAACAGGCGCACGTTGTAGGCCCGGGGCTCACCCGGGGCCAGGGCCACCGAGGGGCTTTCGGCGAAAATCGCCGTGATGCCCGTATCCCAGGTGATGTTTTGGCCGGTGCCGCTGCCCAGCACCAGGTACAGGGCGTTGAAGCTCAGGCCAACCCCTGCGCTTGATGCCGTGAAGGTCGCCTGCTGCACGGGCGCCTGGAAGCGGCCTGCGGTGCCGTCGTAGCTCCCTGCCGGCAGGGTCCAGGTAAAGCGGCTGTAGCCGTTCCCGCTGATCTCGGCCGCATCCCATTGCGCGGTGGTGCTGGCCTGCGTGAGGCTGCCGGCGTTCTGCGCCAAACACAACCGCGCCGCCTTGCCTTGGGCCCAGGCCGCCCACATCGCCCCCTGCGCATAGGGGGTGACGATCATCGAAGCAGCCATACCGCAGCCAGTCTCTGCGGCAGTTTTCCCGGGGGGTCAGGCAGCTACAAACAGCATCGGCCCGATCGGCACTCGCTTGTTGTTTCCGCTGATGGCAAAGCGCCAATCATCGGTGTGCGCGTCTGGGTCATTGATGATATCGAAGCTCACCTGAGGATTTGACTGCGGGGCGTACTGGAATACAAGGGAGCTGGTTGTGGGGCTGTTGCTGGTGTTGTTGACCGCTGCGTTCCAGGTGCCGCTGCCCTCGGGGATGGCCGCAATCGCATCGGCCCCGGTGGTGGGCATCGTGGTGCCCATCCAGTAGGTGCCGGCCTGCAGGGTCTGCGGTGAGGCCAGCGCCACAACGCGATAGGGGCCCACCAGGGTGGCGGCAGTTCCTGATGGGATGGTCACCTGCTGCACGCCGTTGCCGTAGTTGAGCGAGACCGCCTGGCCGGTGGCCTCGACCCACAGAGAGAAGCCGTGCGCTTGGCTCAGTCCGTTCTGCCCGTGGTCGTAAATCCCCACGCCCACGATCGTGATCACCTGCGCCAGGGTGAAGCGGGTGAAGATCACCATGGGCTCGGCCACGGGGTTGGTGGCCCAGGAGTAGGGCAGCCCGCTCCCCGGCGCCGGATCCAGGTTGCTGCTGTCGAGGATGTTCGCCCCGGAGGGGATCGCGGTGAGCAGCGGGGTCATGTTCACCGACTGGCCCTCCACCTCGATCAGGATCCCCGCGCCGATGCCCACCGCCAGATCGATCGCCATGTCCACGCCTGCGCCGATGCCCACCAGCAGATCCACCGGATCGGCCGCCACCCATGGCTGCTGCTCGATCTCGATGCCGGCCCCGAGGCCCAGATCCAGATCCACCGCCTCCCGGTAGGGGCGCACCAGCACCGAAGGGTTGATGCTGCGGCCCCAGGTCGGCGCCTGACCGGTCGGCAGCGAGGCGAACAGGCTGGTCAGGTTCGGCGCCTGTGGGTTGAAGCCCTGAGGGATGCCGATGGCGTTTGCTGGGCGGGGGTTCGGGTCCGTGGTGATCGCGACAGGGGCGGGCAAGGCACTGCTGTCGGGCGGCAGGGGGAACCAGGGGGAGGCGCCAGCGGTGGCATCGATCGCCCCCCAGAACAGGGCATCGGTGGTGGCCACGCAGCCATCAGGGCCGATGGTGTAGGTGGTGCCGTTCAGGCGATAAGCCCCGGTGCAACCGCCCAGGCGGATGAACACCAGCCCAAAGGGAGCCGGCGGCACCTGTTCGGGCAGGAGCTGCAGGCTGAGGCCGTTGCGGTGCCCCAGTCGCAGGCGGTTCTCGATGCGGGCGTAGGCCAAGGCCTTCTGCGGGGCATCACTGGCAGTGAGCACCCACATGTTGCCGGTCCAGTCGAGGCGATCGTCTGGCACGTAAGGCGGCGACAGCTCCACGGCCGTAAGCGAGGCCGGGGAACCCATCTGCCAGGTCATGCTGGCCACCTCCTCCAGCTCGGGCGTTTTGCGGTTCGCATCGGCCAGGCGGGCGGCCTCTGGGGGGCGGCGCTGCAGCCCGTACTCGCGCTCGGTGCGGATCGTTTCACCAGAGCCGCCTTCGACAAGGCGGACGGCTTGCTGGTAAAGCCCCTCCAAGGACACCCCGGCATCACGCATCCGGCTGATTGTTTCCCCGCCGTCCGTTGTACTGACATACGGAACCCAGTTGATGTTTACGGTCCTGCTGATGCCCTCAATCTGGTTTTTGTAAAACCGGGTTTCCCTGATTGACGACACATAGAGACGCGGGCCCTGGACTGAAAAAAAGTGGTCATTGGCGCCAAGCTGCATCAGCATCCCGCCTTCGGGGGTGTAGGCAACCGTTCGCTCAACCTCAATATCGCTGTAGTCGCTTGGCTTTTCGGAGCCCATAACCGGTTGCTTGTATATGTAACTGGTTTGACTTGTCTCTGTGCCCCATAGCCCGGTTGTCTGGGTCGTTCGCGTTCTTACCCGATCCCATGAGTCATATTCCGTTCTTGATCGGGTGATGGTTATGTACTTGATTCGCTCCTCGTTTTCACTTGCTTTTGTTTCGTAGACCTGCTCCATAATTGGAGTCTCGGTGGTCTTGGTTGTAGTGCTGCCATCAGCGTTCGCCCAGCTCTCGCTAACCACGCTGACAAGTGGATTCCCGTCCCTGTCTCTTTTTTGCTTAAAGGTTGGGCTGCCGTTCGCATCGAGCACCGGCACCCTTGCGTAGCTTGTCCATCGTTGGATGTGCAGCTGGAGTCCGCTGATAGTCTCCTCCCCTTCCCAGTTCCGCTTTGACCGCTCCTCATCGCTCAGGTTGCCGGGCGGCTTAAGCCTGGTGGTGGTGTACCGCGCAAACACCCCATCACCAGGCAGCTCGCCGGAGTTGATCGGGTTGATCTCGATCAGGTTGTCCTCCAGCAGCACGATACTGGGCTGCAATCCCTGATCCTTGCTGATGTACTCCAGCAACCCCGCTTCATTCATGCGGGCAAAGTATCCCTCGCTTGCCAATAACTTCCCCAGCTCCTGCACATACCCCTCGCTCATATTGAACTCATCGAGGTTGTAGCGATTGGTCAGCGGGCAGGCGCCGGCAGCGGTGATGCCGATGGACTGGAGGATGTTGCCCACCAGCCAGGCGGCAGGGATCGGCGGTGATGCGGCACGCCTGGCCGCCTCCGGCACCGAAGGGTTGGCATCGGTGTTGGTGGGGTTGGCCGCCACCGGCTTGCGCGATTCGGCGTAGGCCAGGTCGCAGCCCACCGAAACCGTGGTGATCGGGGTTCCCAGGGGGTTAGTGAAGCTGCTAAGCACCCGCAGCCGCCGCGGCACCCGGGCCAGCCAGTTCTGGCCATCGGAGTACGCCAGCTCGACCACGGTGCCAGCAGCAGGCCGCACCACCCCCAGTAGCCGGAGGGTCCCTTTCGTCTGCGCCAGGCCGGTGCCTTGCACGTGGTCATCGCCAATGGAACTCTCCCCCGGGGCGAGGGGGCCCAGGTTGCACCAGCCGTAAGCGCGAGTGTCGGTGGTCATCGGATGCGGGCCACGGTGAAGGACACGTCGAAGTAGGTGCCGATGGTGTTGCCATCAGCGCGGCGCCGGGCCACCGGGGGGCTCCAACTGGTGGGGAACCATGCCCCGCTGGCGGGCGTGGTGGCCACGGTGGTGGTGAGCCAGGTTTCCAGGGCGGCCAGGTTGGTGGCATCGACCCAGCCCTGCACCTGCCGCTGCTCGGTGGCCTGGAGGGGCCCGGTGATCACGTGCCGGCCGGCGGGGTTCAGGGTGAGCTGCGGCAGATCGGCGTAGGCGGTGGGCCGGGCCGTCAGGTTCACCGTGGCCGATCCAAAGGTCAGGGTGCCCAGGTTGAGCTGTGCGGCCTGCTCGGCCTCCTCCTCCCCCTGCCGCAGGATCACCGCCAGCGCCTGGGCTGCATCGGTGAGCGTCAGGCTCACTCGGCAGAACGCCCCCGCCATGGCGATCTGCGGCGCTCCGGTGAACCAGCAGGGCACGGCCGTGGCCCAGTTGTATCCCGGGGCCTCGCCGGTGAAGCTGACCGTGGCGCCCACCACGCCCGTGCGGGCTGGATCGTCCTCAAGGATCCGGGCCGCCTGCCAGGCGTCATAAAGGCCAGTGATCACCGGGGCATCCCCCCGGGACACGATGCCCGTGATCGCCCAGCGGCGGGCGCTGCGGCCCCGGCGCACGTCCGACTCGTCGTAGCCGTAGGGGTGCTCGGTGAGGTTGGCGAAGGTGTAGGCGGCGGCGCCGCGAGAAAGAGTGATCATCGGAAGGCCTGAAGGGTGGCGAGGAGCCCGGCGTTTCCGGGGAGGTGAACCTGCAGCGAGGGGTCGTAGGCGGCGATCGTGCTCTGCAGCCGATCGATCGAGCCCTGCAGCTTGGTCAGGGCCAAGCCATCGGTCGCCACTACCGCACCGGGAGCACCGGGGGAACCAGGAGCGCCAGCAGCGCCCCGCATGCCCGCCATCGCACGACCCGAGCCACCCGGCAGGGCCCCGGCATCCTGCAGGCGAGCGGTCACGCCAGCCGGCAGGACCGTGCCGCGCACAGGCGGGCTCCAGGTGCCGTAGGCCGGCGCAGTGATCAGGGAGAGGGCGCCACCGGCGGAAAGGAAGCTCTCGGTGCCCATCTCGTTCACCTGGTACTTGGCCCCAGGGGTGACGGGGCCGCCGGCCCAGCGAGCGGCGGGGATGGCCGGTAGGGCCTGTCCCTGGGTGATGCCATCGCCGCCGGGGATCTTGCCAGTGGCTTGGAACCTGGCTATCCCCTGAAGCTTGAGCAGCAAATCGCTGGCATTGATTCTGGCTGAATTAAGGGCGCCAGCCAGCTTCTCTGCGGCTGACCCTGCGTCATTGGTGACCGCAGGAAGCTTGCGAATGTACTCGTAGATCAGCTCCGTTTGTCCGCGACCCGTGCTGATGGAGCCGGTCAGTTTCTTGGACTCGGATTCGACCCGCTCATACCCGAAAGCCATCTGATCCAATTTCTCCAGTGCCTTAGACAGGCTCCCTTCCCACCCCTTGGCCGCAGCGCTTGCCCGCAGTTGATTGGCTGTGGTCTGCCCTTGGGTTTGAAGGCTTTGCTGCTCCAGGCCAAACAGGAGGCCTAGCTGCGCGTAGCGTCCCTGCGCAAACTGCAGTTTCTTTCTTTCCTGTTCAATAGCCTGTCCCTGAAGATCAATCAGCTGCTGCACTTGCGCTTTTTTCTCCGGTTTAAGATCGGGATCCATGTATTTAATTTGAAGTTCTTTTAACTTCATCTCCTGCGACAGCACGTCGCTTCGAGCCTGGGCTTCTGCAGCCTGGGCTTCCACCAACTGGCCGGCCTGCTTGATGCCCAGGATCTGCCGCTCCATGGCGATCCGTTGCGTGGTGGCATCGATGTTGGCCTGCATAGCCCTGTACTCAATTCCCTCTTGTTCTTTTTTGATGCCTGCTATGTAGCGCTCTTGGACAGCGATTTCCTCGGCATTAGCCCCCCGATCTCGCATGATCTGCAACCACTTCTCAGCCGATGACAAGGCAAGGCTGTTGCGACTGCGCTCTACGTCATACCCAGATTGCTGATATGCGGCCTGTGAGTTGGCCAGGTTCAGCAGGGCATCAGCGGTTGATTGCACTAGCTGCAGCCGCTGGCGATCGCGCTCCAGCCCTTGCTGCGTGAGCCCCAGCGCCTGCTGCTCCAGTTCTATCTGGCCCTGGGCGGCATTGAGCTGCGTGATCTGGCTGTCAACGGCTTGCTTGGCGAGGTCTACCCGCACACTGGCAGCGCTGTTCATGCCCTCGGCCACGGTGCGAGCTTGCTTCTGAATCTCAAGCAAGCGGATGAATAAGACCTCCTCTTCGTCACGCAGGAACTGGAGCTTGGGCCCATTGACAAAGCCGGCAGCGATTGCCGTTCGCAGTCGGAGCAACTGCTCTTGAGTGCTCGCCTCGTCAAAGCCGAGTTTGATCAGCAGCTGGCGGCCTTCGACGCTCTGCTGCGTGACGGCAATCTCTCGGTCGATCTGCTCCCGATCGGCCTTGGCATCAAACGGCAGCGCAACCTTCCTCTCGGCCAACTCAGTCAGACGCGAGCGCAGGAAAGTCAGCTCTACGCCGGCTTGCTTGATCGGCCCGGCAAAGGCATCCATCGACCCGCCAGAGTCCATCTGCTCCAGGAACTCCTTGTACGCCTTGGCGGCATCAAGCTGCGCCACCACTCCGGCGGTAGATTTTTTCTTGTCGCTGGACTGGAGCTTGTTCAGCCTTTCTTCCAGGGCCTTGATCTCAGCCTCGGCTTTCTTTATGTCTAACTGAATCTCCAGCGGCTCCTCTATAGCCTGCAGCTCAAGCGTCAGCTTTGCCAGCTTGGCCTGACTGATGGTGGTATCAATCTTCAGTTCTTTCTGCTTGGCAATTCGCTCCTGAACCTGTGAGATTTCATCCTTCAGTTCGCGCTGGCGCTCGCTGAGCTTCTGGCTCTGGTCGGCAGCGCCCTCCATCGCCTTGCCGATGGCCACATAGGTGGCAGCGCCGGCCGCCAGTCCCGCCACCAGGCCGATCACGCCCCCCTTGGTCACGCCCTGCAGGACGGCAGCAGCAGCGGCAGCGGCCTTGGTGGCATTGCCGAACAGGGTCATGGCGCCCGCGCCGGCCGTGGTCGCTGTGGCCACTAGGGTCATGGTGCCGACCATCGCCCCGAGGCCTGCAGCGGTCTGCACCAGGGTTCGCGCCTCGGAGCTGGCCCCCTTGAAACTGCCGGCCAGGGCCCCGGCTGCTGCTGCCATGCCCGCGATGATCACCACGCCAGCGCCGAAGGGGCCGGTGATGGTCGCCGCGGCAACGGTCACGGCACTCTTGAGCGCCGCCCACCCCCCGAGCTGCGCCACCGCCAGATTCAGCGCCGCCATGCCCACGCTGGCGGCCGTGGCCGCACCAGCCAGGGCGATCAGGGCCCCGGCGGAATTGCGCACCGGTGCCGGCAGGCCTGATACCAGATCCGCCACGGCATTGGCGGCATCGAGCATGGGCTTCAGGCCGGCAGCGATCAGGCCACCGAGCTGATTGGCGAGGGAGTCCACCGTGCCCTCCAACCGCTTGAGGTCCATCCCCATGCCCTGCATCGCGTTGCGGGCGGTGTCGGTGGCGCCGGTGGAGTTGCGAATGTCGCCGAACATCTTCGAGATCGCGGCGCTCGACTGGTTGATGATCGCCAGGAACTTCGAGCCGGCTTCATCGCCAAACAGCACGCTGGCCAGCTGCACCTGATCGGCCTGGCTCAGCTTCTCCATGGCGGCCTTGAGGCGCAGGAACACCTCCTCCATCGGCAGGAGCTTGCCGCTGGCATCGCTCACGGTGGCCCCCAGCTGAGCCATGGCCTTCTGCAATCGCTCCTGCCCCCGGGCCAGCCCCAGCACCTCGGGCGAGGCGCCCCCGGCCGCCTGCTGCAGCTTCTGCAGGCCGGTGCGCAGGCCGGTGCCGGCCACGCTGCCTTGGATGCCTGCGTTGGCCATCAGGCCCGCCGCGGCAGCCACGTCTTCCAGGCTCACGCCCAGGGCCTTGGCGATCGGCGCCGTGTACTCGAAGGTGTAGCCCAGGCCCTCGACGCTGGCGTTTGAGCTGTTCGCCGTGTTGGTCAACACATCCACCACCCGGCTGGTCTCAGCCACCTCCAGGCCGAAGCCGCGCAGGGTGTTGCCGACGATGTTGCCGAACGCCTCGAAGCTGGTCCCCGTGGCCTCAGCGCCTCTCACCACCCCGGGCAGGGCCCCCTCCACCTCGGAAACCGAGAAGCCCGCCCTGATCAGGGAGGTGCTCAGCTCGGCCACCTGTTTGGTGGTGCCGGCGGCCTCCACGCCGACCTTGTTCACGATCCCCGCCAGGCGCTCGTAACCGCCCTGCTCGCCCGCTGCTGCCGATGCCAGGCGCAGCTCACCGTCAAGCTCCAGGAAGCCATTCACCAGGCCTTTTACGGAGCCCAGGGCAGAGCCGGCGGCGTTGGTGAGGCTGTTGGCCAGCGAGAAGGCGAGGCCAGAGACAGCGGCCTCCAGCAGGCTCACGCTGGGCACCGCCTCGCGGCTCATCGTGGTGACCGAGCTGCGGAACGCATCCACTGCCTGGCGGGCCTGGGCGAACCCCTTATCGGCCTTGGCGAGTTGATCGAGCGTCTGAGGCGGGATCAGGTCGCCTTTGACGGTCTGAAACTGAAGGGTTTCCCGGTTGAAGATGACGCCAACCTTCTTGGCGGCGCCCTCTGCAGCGGCCGAAATGTCATTGAACGCCTTCCGCGCCTGCTCGCTCAGCCGGTCGCCGAAATCCTTCCCCGCCTTCCCCCCAGCCGCCTCCAGAGCACGGGCCACCTCGGCCTCGTTCTCCAGCAGAAAGGCCAGCGATACCTGAAGGTCTGCCACCCTGCCCGCGTCGTTCTACTGCTGCAGTTTTCCCGTCAGATCGGCTGCAACACGGCCACCGGGCACACCCACGTAACCGTGTGCTGCTGCAGGCCGCTGGTCAATCCGTCGATGGTCACATCTGAGGCGTTCGCCCCCGGCAACAGCTGTTGCAGCCGCTCGATCACCGCCTGCTGGTGGTACTCCCGAGTTGGCCCCGGCTTGGGCTCCCACTGCGTCACCGAGAGCCGGAAGGTGGGCCGGGTGTCCACCTCACCGGTCTGCGCCGGGGCTGCTGCGGTGCCCTGCGGCCCGCGCCAGACCACCACCTCGACCCCCAAGGGCCTGGTGCTGGGCTCAATCGCCTCCCGGGGCCAGAAGTGAGCCAGGGCGGGGCGAGAGCCGCCAGTGGCCAGCACGTGAACGCCCAACAGGTCCTGCAGGACGGTATCGGCCTCCAACAGGTCGTAGAGGGCGAGGGTGGTGGCGGGGAGGGGCATCAGCGGCGGGGGGCTTTGGTGCGGGGGCCGGGGCCTTGAGGGGCGGGTTTGCGGGGGGTGGGCTTGGCGGCGGCCCTCGCCGTGTTGTCCTTGATCTTGGCGATCCGTTTGCGAAGTACCTCAGGGTCGTTGGTCCTGGTCAGCCTCGATTTCGTCTTGACCTTGGGATCAACCTTCCCGTCGTAAATCTGCTGGGCACGCCTGGCGACCGTTGCACTGCGGCTGGCCTTGCTGCCGGGGCCATCCGCTATCCGAGCCCACGCGGCCCGTTCATTGCGGATTGCTCGCTGGCTTCTTGCAAGCTGCCTCTGCTGCTGCTTGGCGCGAGGCGAATCAGCCGGCGCCTTAGGAACTGCGGCGGAGCGCCTGCGCTCCATGTTTCTGAGCACGGCTGCTGCCGAGTTGGCCATGCGCCTTGAACCTGCATCAGCCCCTCGGAGATCCCGGTTGCGGTCGCGTGCGTTGCTCCTGGCGTTGAGGTAGGCCTGCTGAGCTTTGTTCGCGGGCTTCTTGGATGGCCGCTGCGGTTGCTGCTTGGCAGCCGCAGGCTTAGCCCCCGCCGCCACCGCCCCCTTCATCGCCTTCCCACCCTTCCCGCCGGCCACCTTCGGCGTGGCATCGCGCACGATCGCGGCCATCTCCCGAGCGGTTCTGGCATCGCTCTGCGCCAACTCCCGCAGGCCTGCCCGCAGGGTGCCCGCCACCTTCCCGCCCTTGGCGGTGCCTCGCACCCTGGCCCCGGCCTCGGCGCCGGCCCTGGCGCCTGCAGGGGTGGGCCGCACCTTCTGCCCGGTGATCGCCTCTAGCTCGCGGATGCGGGCGGCATCAGCCTTGGCCAGGGCCCGCAGTGTGCCCCGCAGGGTGGAGGTGAGCGACCCCGGCCGCTGCGCAGCAGGAACGCGACGCGGCATCGGGGTGGCCTGAGCCGTCTGCGCCCCAGCCCTCTCCTTGCGCACCGCCGCCATGCTCCGCGCCACCTTCCCGCTGACACCCCGCCCGCCCTTGGCGATCGTGCTAGCCCTGAACCCTGCCCCGCGCATCGAGGCGGTCTGCGTGGCCCTGGCATTGCCCTTGGCGGTCTTCAGTCTCCCGCCGCGGATCGTGGCCCCATTGCGGCCGATCCCGCTGATCCGGCCCGTGTTGTCGCGGTTCAGCCGGTTGCCTGCCCTGGTGGCCGCCCGCCGCGCTGCCGGCCTGGCCTTGGCGGTGGTGGTTCCAGTCGAGGCGAAGCGGCCGTTACTGTCGCGGGTGTAGGTGCGGCGACCGGATCCTCGGGCCATGGCGATACGGGGGGGCAGGCGGGGGTTCTGCCTGCAGTTTTCCCGCGAGACCGCCCGGGTTCAGATTGGCGGCGCTGAAGCTGTGCTGATCGGGATAGGCATAGCTAACCTTCCTGCATGCCAGACCCTCGCCCTGCAGCCGACGCCCCTACCCCTTTGGGCATGGAGTTGTCCACCGCGCAGCAGTTTGAGCTGGAGCGCCACAGCCGACTCCTCGACGAAATCGAGGATGCACCAACCCTTCGCAACCTGGCCAAGCTGCTCCTGCAGTCCTGGTTTGCCCAGAAGGCCGCCACCGCCTGGGTGATGCGGCAGGGGATGCGGCGATGAGCTGCGGGCTGATCCGCCTGATCTGCGAGGAGCCTTCCGCTCCCCCCGCCGGCCAGGACGGCAAGCCCCTGGTGGTCGATGTGGAGCCCCATCAGGTGGTCGCTGAGGTGGCCCGGCTGCAGGCCGAGGGCTGGCGTGTCGTTTCTGAATGGCCCCTATGAGCCCCGATCCCGCCTGGCTGGCCCCTGCCCGCCAGATCGTGTCCCGTTTCGAGGGATGCGAGCTTGTCGCCTACCCAGACCCCGGCACCGGCGGCGATCCCTGGACCATCGGCTACGGGCACACCGGGCCGGGCGTGACGCCGGGGATGGTGATCAACCGGGCCACCGCCGAAGGGTTCCTACAGGTCGATCTGGAGCGGGCCGCCGATGCGGTTCAGGACCTGTTGCCGATGAGCGCCGGCTGGGGGCCCAACCAACAGGCCGCGCTGATCAGCTTCGTTTTCAACGTGGGCCGCGGGGCCCTGGAGGGGAGCACCCTGCGGCGGCGGTTGCTGGCCGGCGAGCCTCCATCACTGGTGATCCCCCAGGATCTCCCCCGCTGGAACAAGGGCGGCAGTGGCGTGATGGAGGGCCTGGTGCGCCGCCGCGCCGCCGAGGTGGCCCTGTTCCGCACGCCAGGCGTGGCCCCTGTCTCGACAGCCACGCCGCCGCGCCCGCCTGGGGGCCCTGCTGACGGCCCGCCCAAGTGGCCTGAGGGGATGGTGGGCCCGAAGATGCGGCCCCCGCTCAAGCCCGGTGATCACCACCTGATCGCCAACGATGTGGACGAGACCCTGACGGCCTGGACCCACGATGGGCGCCGGCTGTGGCGCATCCCCTGCCTGTGCCGCGGGCAGGGCAGAGAGGCGGAATGGAACCGCACCGGCACCGACACCCCGCCGGGGCTCTACCGGATCAACCCGAAGGGGGTCTACCGCGACTACGAGAACGACCCGGCCGCCAACTTCACCCCCGACCGCCGCGCTTACGGCTGGTATTCCTTCGATCTGGAGGGGCTGGAAGGGCAGGAGGGGCCCACCAGCAAGCCATACCGCGATGGGATCATGCTTCACGGTGGCGGCAGTGCCTGTGGTTGGCCCGGGGCCTGGGCGCCGCGGCAGGAGCTGCACTCGACCCTTGGGTGCATCCGGCTCCACAACCAGGATCTGCGCGATCGGATCCTGCCCCTGCTCGATCTGGGGACGGTCTGGATCTCGGTGCTGCAGGAGGCGGCATGAGCCGGCACTACAGCCCCGCACAGCGGGAAACCCTCACCCGCGTCCTGCTCGCCGCGTCGCCTGGCGTGCCCCATGTCGCCCTGAGCCGGCAGCTGGGCCTGAGCCCCGAAGCCGTCCGCCGGGTTCGGGTGGGCCTGATGTGGGCCGGGGTAGCCACGGACCTACCGCGGCTTGATACCGAGCGGGTCACCCGCACCTGCCGCACCTGCCGCCTGTTTGACCACGATCCCAGCCGCTTCGACGGGGGGCAGCGCTGCTACGGGGCCTGCTCCCTCGGCTACCCCGAGGCGGAGCAAAACATCAACTGGGCCCGTTCCTGCGAGGCCTACGCCCGCGACCCGCTGGCGACGGAGGGCCAGGCTGATGGCTGATCCGTTCACCGGTGCCCCAGTCGCCCTGCGGGCCGATCGGTTCCGTGCTGGCGAGTTCTGGCGCGGGCCTGATGGGCTCCTCTACGTGGTCAAGCCGGCCCCGGTGCCTGGCCACGTGTTCCTTGTGGCGGTGCGCTCCGGCCGCCATGACCTGGTGAGCGAGCAGGCGGTGCGGGGGTTTCAGAGGGGGCAGGCCTGAGGGCGCCCCTCCATCGCCTCAGCGGCCGAGCAGGGGTTGCCCGGTGCGGCAATCGAGCGCTCTGATCCAGTCGCGCACCTCGCCTTCCAGGGCGGCCACTGCCGGCAGGGGATCGCAGGAGAGCAGCAGGTGCTGAGCGACGCCCCGAATCAGCCCGTTGGCCTCGGGGTCGCCTGCGCCCTTGTCTGGATCTATATTGCATAGGTAAGCCGTTGCAAGCGGCTCCAATCAACACTTACATGGCAGTTTCGATCTGGCGGCGTAATGACGTTCGCTCTAGCAGCCTTGAACACAATGAAGCCCGCAAGCGCAATGAGCCCTATGTGGACTGGGATCGTGAAGGAAGGATGCTATTCATCAGTGAAGTGCCAAGCCTTCAGCCAGATCAACTCTATGCACTGATTGATGACATGGAAGTCAGGCGGGAAGGCCTGCAAAGGGCGCTAGAGGTTGAGCAGGCAAGGCTAAACCTGTGCGACGGCAACTCTCTGCTTGAGTCTAAAAGAAGCGTAAAAGCAATGGCGTCGTTAAATATGTCGATTCAGAAGACCAAGCGCTTTATCAAGGATGCCCGCCGAGCACTCAACCAGTTAAGCCCTCCGGTCAAGCAACGCACGGGACCTGTTGACTTCGACTTCGTCCAGGGCAAGCGCGAGTATTTCAAGAGAAAGGCCATGATGCGCAAGCTTATAGAGATCCTAGGCAAGGATCAGGTAGACGCCTTGATGGAGCGTACGCGATTCAACTCGGCCAAGGATTTTAGGAACTGGGCAAAAGATGCCTCTATCCGCCCTGATTGGATTGACAAGATCCTGAATAGCGAACAGGCGGAAGCAAGGCGCCTGCGCCAGCTAGCGCAGGCCTCGCCTACTCATCCCCAACCATCCGCCCCTGACTGATCAGCAGGTCGCGGTAGGCCTCGATCAGCACCACCAGGTTGCGATTCACCAGGCAGGAGCCACCGGAGCAGATGCGCCATAGCTTCTGCCCCGGTCTTTCGTCGCACTCGACTACATGAACCTGCCCGTCAACTGTCACAAGATCAGGTGTTATCAAAGATCGTGAACACCTGGCCCAGTGCCGACAGGGTGGCCCCGTACTTCACCAGAGCGCCGGCATCGCCCTCCTCCTGCTTGCTCTTGATCTGCCCGTAGCAGAGCTTTTTTTCAGTGGTGCCACCGGGGCCTACGCGCAGGTACTTCACGGCCAGGCCTTCCGATACCGAGAACTGGCGCATCACCTCCATCACCTTGTGATCCACGCCCTTGTGGACCGTCATGCCCTTAAAGGCGAAGCTGTGCGTGTCCGAGATGCCGATGGCGATTGCCGAGCCGCGGGTGATTTGGTCGTGAGTGATCACGCTCTCATCGTTGGTGCTGGTGCTCAGCGGCGCCCCGGTCACGTTGCTCAGCTGGATCGGCTTGCCGGTGCCATCGAGGGGGTAAACGCCCGTGGTCACAGTGCCGGCGGCAACACTGGCCGAGGTGATGTTCGTGCCGGTGAGCGCAAAACTCACGGTGAAGGGGCTGGCGGTGGTGACCGCGGTGATCGTCCGGGTTCCGTTCAGGCTGGCGAAGGGTGCCGGCAGGCCCGCTACCACGATCGACTCACCCACCAGGGCGCCGGCTGCAGCGCTCAGGGTCAAGGTGGCCACGTTGGTAGCCAGGGCGGCATTGGTCACGGTGCGAACCGCCCCGCCCACCAGCAGCCGGAAGGTGGAGCCCTCGCCGCTGGTGCTCACCGGCAGCTGACCCGAGAGGGCGTTGGCGGTGTTGAGCCAGGTCGAGAGGCTGGCGCCGTTGTTTTCGGCGGCGGTGGCGGCGTCTTCCAGGTTCACCGCGGTCATCAGCATCAGCACGATGTAGTGCTGGATGTTGAGAGCGGCCGTGTATCCGACGTTGGTGGTCATGGCAGGGGGTTCTCTGCCCTCAGTTTTCCCGGGTCCAGATAGGCACCAGAGCATTGGCGCGGCAGCCCGAGAACGCCTTGGGCGGCACCACGTCAGCCGGCACCCTCAGGGTCACCTCCTCGCCCTCCTCTGAGGCGAACAGCCGCACCTGACCCGCGGCGCTGGCCCGGGTCACCAGGAACCCGCCCCAGTGCTCACCGTCGGCCCGGTAGGGGGCCAGCAGGATCGCATCCTCGGCCGCCCAGCACAGGCGCCGCGGTGGGGTGACCCCGCGCCCCTGGGCCTCCAGTTCTGCCAGCCACGGGCCATCAAGCACGAACGACGGCAGCAGATCGCGTTCCAGCAGGGCCAGCATCGCTGCGCCGGCCTGCTCGGGGGGCCTTGGCTTCTCAGTCACCTCTGCCCAGAAGCAGAAGTCCAACAGGCTGGGCGGATCGCCCTCTGGTGTGCCCCCGGCGGCCATCAGGGCAATGCGGTTGGCCTCGGCCTGCAGCTGCGCCAGCCGCGCCAGGTTCAGCTCTCGCTGGTGAAGCCCTCGGCGTTCTTGGCGGTGGCCCGCTTCGAGGGCTTCGAGCGCATAGCGGCCCGGGAGCGAACCGAACCGCTCGGGGGTGAACTCGGCAGCGCCGGGGAAGAGGCGGCGTAGCTCCCAGTAGCAGGCTCCCCAGTCGGGTCGATCGCAGGCCAGCTCACGTCCGGCCGCAACTTTCCCAGATCGGCCTCCAGGTTCCGCAGGGCCTCTTCAGGCGACGGCCCGCCACCCATCGCCCACTGCTCGCTTGCGAACAGGGCCGCCAACTGGGCCACCAGGGCACCCGGGAGGGCCCGCACCTCCTCGTCCCCCCAACTCGCGCAGGCCTCCAGCCGCTGCAGCATCACCAGGGCCTGGCGGTTCTGCAGCTCGCGGTTGATCGCTGCGCAAGCTTTCAGGTACGGGGCCAGGATCGCGGCATGGCGGGCGCACAGCTCATCCTCCGCCTTGTCGAACGCCACGCCGATACCGGTGCCGGCCGCCTGAATCCTCGACAGGATGCCAAACACCACATGGGCGGGCATGCCGTCCGCGTCGGCCGCCGCGATCTTCACCGCCGCGTCACTGGTCAGCCGGTAGACCTGGTTCTGCGGGTCGATCTCCCCCGCCAGGGCCAGCTCATCGACGGTCACGTGGCCCAGCAGGGGGATTTCGAGCGTCCCGCCTTGGAAGCTCACCTCCTGCACCCGCTGCTCCTGCCGCGGCAGCGTTTTCCAAGGGAGGGCGGCGAGGGTCATAGGTTCCTGTATGCACTGATAAAGGCTGCCTTGTACGCCGAGCCGTAATCAAACGGCTCGATTCCAGGGATGATCAGTCTACCGAGTACCGCTGAAGTCCAGGGCCTCGCGGGCAACAGAACCTGCTTTTTCGTGCGATCCCCAAAGGGGTAGATCCTCGCGCCATCGTGCACGGCGGTGGCATAGCCCACAGCCCAGCGGAAGGTGACCAGGTTGCCGCTGATCGTGAGGCTGTTGCTGGCCTTCAGGATGCCCTTATCGACGATGTTTCGAGGGCTGCCCACCTGGTAGCCCTTGGTGCGGCTGCCGTCCTTGCGGTAGGTGGAGCCCCGATACGTCACCCGCGGCCAGCTCCACACCTTCGCCCCGATCGCCGCCTGGAAGGCGCTGTTCAGCTCCGGCCCCACCACGCGGGTGGCCGCCTCAGCCGCTCGGGTCGCCTTGGCGGCGATGTTCAGGTTCAGCCTGGCCGAGGCCTTGACCGTGACCTTCACCGCCCCGCCGCAAAGGTGCCGGTGAGCTTGTCGCCTGCAGCAGACCGCACCAAGGCATCGATGCCGCCTTCGCCGGTCATGGTGGCGATCGTCAGCCAGCCCCGCTCGCCATCGCCCAGCACCGGCAGGGCCGAGAGGCCACCGATGAAGGCTTCCAGCTTCTCCCCCCGGGGCAGGCCCGTGGGCCGCAGGCCGGTGGCCACCCATTCCCATCCCTCGCCGGCATCAAGCCAGCTGGCGCCGGTGTTGACCACAGCCCAGCGGGTCACGTAGACGGTGGCGCTGGCGGCGCCGATGTTGCGCCCGCCGGAAGGCTGCTCACCGCTGGGCCCCTGGAGCTTGGCGAAGCCCTCCAGCACCACCTGATCAGCAGCAGGCCGGATCCCTTCGCGCAGGCTGAGCTGAGGCGCCCCAGGGCGGTGCCAGAGCATGCGGGTGTTGGTGTACGGGGCGAAGGGGCTGGCCATGGCTCAGGGCTTCGGCTTCGGCTTGCGGCGGGGTTTGCGGGCTGGAGGGGTTGCGCCCGTGGCCCGGTCCAGCGCCTGGCGGGCGGTGTTGCGATCAGCCATCGGGGACAGGCTGATCTTGCGGCGCACCTGATTGCTGGCCTGCAGCAGCTGCTCCTGGTTCATCGAGAAGCCAAGCCGCGTCAGCTCCCTTCGCTTGGCTGCATCGGATTTGAACTTGCTGTTTGCCATCACGCTGGCCACGGCTCGCTCCTGGCTGTTCAGCCGGCGAGGGGAGGCGGTGACGGCGTTCCTCGCCCCCGTCCCCCGTGCCGGCGGCAGCAGCTTCGGCCCCTGGGGAGCGGCCGGGGCGGCCGGGGCGCTGGCCTTCGCCTTTGCGGCTCCCTTCCCGCGACCCTTGGGGGCCTTGGGTTGCGGCATCAGTGCCAGCACCGAATCTCGCATCGTCTTCACCCGCTCGAAATCCCTCCGGCGCCCCCCGGCGTCCGGGTGAACCTGCTTGGCCACGCGCCGGTAAGCCTGCTCCACGTCCGCCCGGGTGGCGGTCTTGGGGTTGAGGCCAAACACCTGCCAGGGCCTGAAGCTCTTTTGAACGTCCATCCCGTTTACGACCCCGCGCCGGGGCTTCAGGTTCCGATCGGACTGGGGGGAGGTCACAACCTGTCGGTACATCTCCTCCCAGCCGCTGCGGGTGGTGGGCGGCTTGCCGTAGAAAACCTGATACTGCTTTCGGGTTTCGATGCCGCCCGAGCGCAGCCGCTGGCGCACGGCGGCTCTCATCTGCGCGAGCGACAGTGTGCGAACGTCCTGCCCATCGTTGAACATTCGCCCCGGCACCACCCTGGTGCGATTGGCCATTTCCTTGGCCCGCTGGGCCTTGAGGTTGGGCTGGCGGCCCCTGGTGGTGGCCCCTGCTGCTGCAGGCCCCTTCCGGCCGGCGGCGAGCTTGGCGGCAGCCTGCGGGTCACGCTGCAGGCCCTTCGGCTTGGCGATCCGGCCAGCCACGGCCGCCCCGGGCCGCTTCATCCGGCCGGCGGCACCGGTTGCCTTCAGGCGGTTGCTGGCGCGGGTCACGGCACCCCGCTGCTGACGGCTGGCGCCTGGCGTGAGCTTGGCGCGAGCGGCCCGCAGCTGGCTCCTGGCGGCGAGGGTGCCACCGGTTGCCTTCGCCTTGGCTTTGGCGCGGCGAGTGCCCGGGGAGCTGCGGGCTGGGCCTCCACCGGGGGTGGAGCTAAAGCGGCCCGAGCTGTCTCGGACGTAGCTGCTGCGGCGGGCCATCAGGGCGGATCCTCTGCCGCAGTTTTCCCGCCTTCGCCCTCAGCTCCGCAGCAGCATCCCGCCGCCGCTCGCGCCTTGCGGGGCCAGCCGGGCCACGTTCAGGGTTTGCGCGATGCGGGTGATCAGCGTCTGCATCCGCTGCTCGCGCTGCCCCTGGGCTGTGGCGCCGGGGCCGCCGCCAGAGAAGCCGTAGCGGGCCTTGAGCAGGCTGGTATCCCACTGCAGCACGTCAGCTTGGGAAAGCTGCTGCTCACGGGTTGGCGTGGTACCGGGGATCGGGCCTTCGTATTCGGTGGCGTTGCCCAGGTGGGCGGTGCCATCGGCGACAGCGCCGGCTTGGGTGGCCTCCAGGGTGATCACTTCATCGATCCAGGTCTGAACCTGGGCCACATCAGCCGTTGAGAGGCCGGCCAGGGCGTTCATCTGCTGGATCAGCTCGGTCAGGCTTGCATCGGTGGCAGGCCAGCCGATCCAGGTGCGGATCAGCACCAGGTCGTTGGTGGTGTCGGTGCCCGTAGGCCGCCAGAGGGGATCGAGCGTGGGAAGGATGGCCATCGGCTCAGGCGGTGCGAGGGGAGCGGCCCCGGCGGGCAATGTTCGAGCGGTTCAGCAGCTCGCGTTGGTCGGGCATCGGGAACCAGCCCTTTGGCGGCTTGCGGGTTGGCGCTGGGGCGGCAGCAGGCTTGCGGGAAGGCTTGGCGGCTGGGCGAGCGCCTGGCTTGGCGCCTGGGGGGCAGACGAACTTGCCGGTACTGGGATCGCGGTAGCAGCCGGGGCGGCCGGGTTCCGGCCTGGGGCCGGCGGGTTTCTTCTGCTGCGGCTGCGCCTGCTTGCGCTGCTGCTTTCCTGCCCCGGGATTGCCGGCCATGGTGCTCGCTGGTTGATGGTGACAGCCGCAGTTTTCCCGCTGTTTCCTCATCACGGCCGCCCCACTCGCGGCCCATCAAGTGTTCCGAGCCAATAGCGCTGGGCAGGGTCCAGGGCGCCCACCAACAGGTGCAACGCCTGCTGCGCCTCCTCGGGCTCCAAGGCTTCGGTCATCACCCGCAGGCCCTGCTGGGCGGCGATGGCGTTGCGCTGAAGGCAGGCGACAGCGATGCCCTGGATCAGGCGGAGGCTTGGGGGGCGGGTGGGGGTGGTGGTCATGGGTTAAATCCAGTTCTTCCTTGTTTTCTGCTTCGTACTAAATACTGGCCGCGCCCTGAAAGAAGCCTCTGCTTTTTGCTGAGTATCCTGCTGCTTCATTGCGTTTGCATACCTCAGCCCCGGGGCGCCCGCCATGGCTCCCCTGAATCCACGCGCAGCCGCGTCAACCACTGCGGCCCGCTCCGCCTTCTTTCGACTCGGCGGGCCCGCATAGCTCTCTATTCCGCGTCTACGTGCGGCCCCGCCTGCTCTTGCCCACCTCCGGGCCAGATCCTGCCCCGACGCTGCAACCCTGCTGTAAGAACTCATTTTTTTCATTTTACTCGTCGATAGCTTACCTCTTTTCTTGCCCACAGTCCCCGCCATCGGCGCCCGCTTCATCCGATCCAGCACCGCCCCCCGCTGATTCCCTGCAGCAGTCCGCAGCCGGCCGCCCCTGGCGGTTGCTCCGTTCTTCCCGGCACCTGTGATCCTGCCGCTGTTGTCCCTGGTGAGGCGGTTGGTGCCGCGCTGCGCTCGCCGGGCGGCGGGCTTGGCCTTTGCCGTGGTGGTTCCAGTCGAGGCGAAGCGGCCTCGGCCGTCCCTCGTGTAGGTACGCCTGCCTCTACCACCGCCAGCCACGGGAACCCCTGCTACTACAGCAGTTTTCCCGCCCCGGCCACCTCACCTCGCCTCCAGCACCAGCCCCCGCAACAGCACCAGCAGCGCCTGCCAGGTGCCCACCAGCACCACCGCCGCCGCAACCGCCCACACCGCAGCGACCCGGGCCTCGTGCTCGCGGATCGCCTGGCGGATCAGTTCGCGCACCTCGGCTTCCCTCATGCCACCGGCTCCGGAGCCCGCTCAATGCCCGGATACTGCCTGCGCTCACTGGGGGACGGCTTGAGCACGGCATCCTCCAGCACCTTCCCGGCCCGCTCCGGAGGCCATTTCTTCGCCTCGCCAAACTCGGCGGCGATCCCCTCGCGCTCGCGCTGCCAGAAGCCTTCGCGCAGCAGGGTGGCCCTCAGTTCGGGGTCTTTTTCTTCGATGGCTTCTGTAGCCACGGGAGACAGGCTGCACCTGCAACGAGGATGCCCCGGGGCCACCACCTCACCGATTCGGTAGACCCGGCCATGGCGGCTGGCGCACACCGGACAGGTCCGCTCATCCTTGGTGGCGATCCAGCGAACGTAGCCGTAGCCATTGCGGGCCGCTGCCGCCTTCTGCGCCCCCACGTAGGCATTGGCCAGCTCGGAGCGGGCGATCAGCTCGGCGCGTTGCGCCAGGCCCATGCGGTTGTTCAGGCCCTGCGGGTCGCGGGCGCCTTCGAGGGCGGTCCTTATCTCCCGCTCCAGCACCCGGGGCCCCTTGCCCCTGCCCACGCCATCGGTGACGATGCGGGCGATGCTGTCCCTGAAGCTTTCCACCTCGCCGCGGATGTAGGCGCTGGCGGTGTTCACGGCGGCTTCCACGGCAGCCCGAGAGGCGCCGACAAAAGCGCCCTGGGCGGGGGCGTCAGGGTTGGCCGTCTGCGCCAGCTGCTGGCCCAGCTCACCGCCGAGGTTCACCGCCTCGGCGAAGTCCTCCCGGTAGCGGTTCTGCAGCCACTGAAGCTCCCGATCGCTGAGGAAGCCCTGGGCCAGTTCGATCAGCTTGCGGAGCTTGGCGGAGCCATCAGCGATCGAGTAGGAGCCCGGCCGGCGGGCCACCCCATCGGCGCTCTGCTGATCGGGGAGGCTGGGGTCTACGAACTGCCCGTAGTACCGGCGCAGATCACGCAGGGTGCGCACCAGGGCGCGGCGGAGGGAGGCCTGGGTGTTGACGGTGGCGCGGTTGCCCAGGGTGTCAAGGGCGGCGGCGTAGTCGTCGGCAAGCTGCAGCTGTTGGTCGCCGATGGTGGTGGTGCGGGCCATCTCAGCTCAACGGCAACCCCTGCGCATCCAGCCCATCCCCGGCCAGGTCGTTCGGCCCTGGCGGTGGCGGGTTCATCAGCTCCTGCTGGCGGGCATCCTCGGCGGCCAGATCCTTGGCTTCCTTGGCGGCATCCACCCCAGGCCGGAGCATCCCCCGCTTCTGCGCCAGGTGGGTCACGGTCTCGCGCATCAGCAGACCCTTGTCGTAGAGCGTGCCGGCGAGGGTGATCAGCGCATCGTCCACGGGCTTGTCAGTCACACCAGGCAGTAGATCCAGGCCGGCGCCGGGCTCGGGCAGATCACCGGTGAACTGGCCCCAGAGCTGAAACAGGCTCTCCCAGCAGGAGCTTTTGGCCTCGGCCATTGAGGTGATCGTGGCCTGCAGCTGGGCGCCTTCCAGCTCCGCTTGGGTGGCGGTGCGCTGGCCGCTGCCGTTGCCGCTGAACAGGAAAGAAAGCGTGCTGCGATCGATCAGCTTCTCGATGCCCTCCAGGTGGCTCAAATGCTTGTCGAGGCTGCTGCCGGAGGGCTCAGCGAAGGCCAGATCACCATTGCCGTCTGGGAACTCCAGGAGGCTGTTGGGGCCCAGGGTCAGCGGCAGGACCTCACCATTGGGCCCGGTCATCCGGCGCCCCTTCACCACGGCCACCGGCAGGGCGCAGCGGTGCAGGAGTTCCTTCAGGTCGGAATATTCGCGGAACCAGTCCAGGGTGAGGTTGGCGAGGCTGAGCAGGGGGATCGCTCCTTCCCCGAAGGGCTCACCGCCGCCCGAATACCAAACCACCGGGGGGTAGGCCAGAGGCTGGCCATTGGCGCCGGTGAAGGTGCCCTCCATCGGCTTGCCGTCTTCACCAAGCACCACCTCCGCCTGATAACTGGCGGTCTTGCCCCGGCCGCCGTCGCCTTCGATCTTCAATAGGCGCCACTGCCCGCCCTTCATCACCCGATAGCGGGGGACCAGCTTCATCCCGTAGTCGTCGTCTTCCTCCTCGTGCCACTCCAGGACCGTCAGCGCCGTAGGCACCATCCGCCGCCCGACCCGCTGCACCCGCCAGTTCAGGAGGTTGCGGCGCTCCGCCACCGAGAAGGTGGGCCGCCGGCCCTGGGCCCGCTCAACAGCTCGGTCGGATACCTGATCGGCGGGCATGTCCGCCATCAGCAGGCAGCCGCCATCACGCAGCACCAGGGCGTCAGCCGACAGGCCCCACTTCTTCAGGCTGTTGCCCTCCCCGTCGATGTCCTGCGCGGCCTGCACCAGCCCCTGAGGGGCCCCACGCAGTTCGTAGCGGCTCAGAACCCCTGCGAAGGCCGCGATGCCGTCGCGGTAGAAGCTGGGGTAGGAGGAGCGGCGAAGGCGGTTTTCGTAGGCGGGCTTGGGCTCACCCGATTCCTTCGGCAGGTGCCTGCGCTTCGCCTCCCCGGGCAACAGATCCCAGCAGTCCGCAACCAGATCCAGATCCCCGATCACCTCGGCGAGCTTTGGGTGCTGGAAGCTCGGCAGCTTGCCGTCGCCCGTTGGATGGCTGATCGACTGCCTCACCTGCCACGTTCATACCTGCTGTCGCAGTTTTCCCGCCTTCCAGATCCAGACAGGGGCCGAAAAGGCCCAGCTGCTCGGCTGCTTGCAGGATTTCGGCAGGCTTGCTGATGCGCCGACGCGGTGCGGTGGAGCCCAGGTGGATCGGCACCTCGACGGCCAGATCCTGTTGCCCCTCCAGCGGCATCACCTTGCCCTTGCGGATGATCCCGCCCGCCTGCCGCATGAACTGGCCATGAGGGAGCCGGGCCAGGCGGCGGCGGAACCGGGTCGGCTCCTGGTTCCAGGCGGCCTCGATCATGGCGCGATCTGCCCACCCCAGCGCCGCATGGGCCGCATCAGCCACCGCCAGCACGGCCTGAAGCTCCCCGCAGGCTTCGGCTTCATCCCAGGGATCAGGGTCCCAGCTGGCGAACCCCATTGCGTCAGGGTCTAGGGCCTGCGGGGCGCTCTGACCCGTCAGGATCCCTTCCACGTCCTCAAGGCCCAGCCCGGTGGCCTGCGCGATGGCCGCAGGGGTGAGCCCATCGGCCGCAAGGCGCCGCACCGTGGGCGCCTTGTCTCGCCAGCGATCAGGGAAGCGCACGCCAGAGGTGTGCCCCCGATCGCGCAGGTACTGAGCCATCGCGCCCCGGATGAATGGCACGCACAGGGTTGAGATGGCGTAGGGCCGGCCGGTGCTGGGGCAAATCCGGCTGGGGTCGTAGAGGCGACACGCCTTCAGGAGGCCCATTGAGGCCACCAGGAACAGATCATCCCAAGGCATCCGAGTCGCCGAGGCCATCCGCTGCGCCATGTCCCGGGCCAGCTGCAGGTTGGCCACCGCCAGCTCCTCAGAGTGCTCGGTCGGGGCCGGAAAGCGGCGGATGGGCTGGCCCTGATCGGGACAGGGATCGACGGGCGGCCGGGGCCTGGTGCTGCGGGCAGCCCTGAGGCTCCGGGTGCTCATTGGATCAACCCATTCTGTAGTTCCATTATTGTATTCTCTTTCAATCTTGTTACCACTGCACCGTGGGGGCTATCGCTCCTGGCGCGGCGTGGCCATAGCTGACGGTGCTGAAGCTGATCGGGCCGGTGCCGGCGATGTAGATCAACAACTGGCTGGTGCTGTCCACGATGTCATCGAAGGTTGCAGCAGGGAACTGCAGCAACTGATCACGAACCACGTTGCTCCACGGGGCATTGCGCGGCAGGAACACGCGGCCGTTGTTGAACTCGACAGAGGCGGCATTGGCGCGGCTTTCCTTGCCGCCCATATCGCCAACTCCGGCAGCAACCACATGGTAGCCATGGGCACCCTGCGTGAGGGTCTTGATCACAGCGGCGCCATTGGCCTTCTTCTCGATCAGCAGCTCCCCGAAGCGGTGGCGGGTGTGCATTGAGCGGATCATCGCCACGGTGGCAGGGAAGTCCAGGCGCTCATTCACCAGGTCCAGCAGCCAGGCGCCCTGAGGGTTCTGACCCCACAGGGTCATGGCCACCATGTCGCTGCCGGCGGTGTCGTCAAAGGTGCAGTCCACCGAGAGGATCGTGCGGATGAACCGATCCGGCAGTTGGGGATCATCAGGTAGGCCTGGCCATGCGGGCTTGCCGTAGAACCGCATCCGATCCAGGAAGAACACGGTTCCTTCCCCGGCGGAGGGGTTCTGCTGATACAGCGCCTCCCAGTCGCGGGTAGGGGTGTTGCGTTTTTTGGCCTCCGCCCACTCCTCGTCATATCGGGTGGGATCGAGCGCCTCGCCTGGCTTGCGGTGATCTGGCTCCCTGGTGCACAGGGCTGGCAGCGGCTTCACGATCGGCTCAGCGATCAGCGGCATAGAGATCACGTGCCACCGCTCCGCCATGGCCCCGTGCCCCTCCCTGTCCAGCTCATCAACCTTGGCAAGCAGCCAGCCGATCAGGTCCGCGTCATGAAGCCATCGGGTGTGGGTGATCAGCTTGAGGCAGCCGGGTTCTTCCCTGGTGTTGAGGACCGTCGAATACCAGTTGCACAGCCGGCGCCTGTAGGCGACGCTTTCGGCCTCCTCCCTGCCCTTAATGGGATCATCCACCCCCAAAAAATGAGCTGGCAGGCCGGTGCCCTTGCCGACGCCTGCAACCCACATCCCACCGAGGCCGCCGCTGGTCTTCCATCGATCCTTGCCGCTGCTGCTGGGGCACAGGGCACCACCGGAAGCCTCAAAGTAGCCGCGGGCGGCCTCGCCGAACTCAGCGGCCAGTGTTTGGGTGTGGGCCCCCAAGCCAAAGGTGCGCTCTGGAAACCGCCGCAGAAACCAGCCCGGCAGGAACCGGCTGAAGATCGTGCTCTTGTAATGCCGCGGCGGCAGCTCGATCATCACCCGCGGCAGTTTGCCATCCACGATCCGTTGACCGATCTCAATCAGCCTTTCGGTATGCCTGGTGAACTTAAAATCAGCCGGTGCGATTGCTGCCACGTAGTCGCCAAAACTGGCCTTGTAGGCCTCCACCGGCTCCGCCAGCTCAGCCGCCCTGGCCTCCTCGATCGCTGCCAGCACCGGGAACCCGTCGTAGGCGCGGGCGGCAGCGTGGTGGAGGAGGTTGAGGGGTGGCATCAGGCGGCAGGTTCCTCCTCGGCCTCAAAGCTGATATGCGCCACCGGCCACGGCACGATCTTGAGAGGGGCAGGCCAGAAGCCGTGGCGGCGAAACTCGGCCGGAAGATCCCAGTTCCGCTCGCGGCCCCTGGCCATTCGCAAGACTGCGCCCACGATTCGGCTCTCGCCCTGGCGGACCACCTCACCGGTTTCCAGGTTGCAGGCCACCACGTTGTGGAGTTGGCGCCCCAGGCGGTCGTAGACCATGCAGCCGTTGGGGTATTGCTCGCGGAAGGTGGGGTCAGCGGCGGAGATCATTGGCATCGGTCAAGTGCTCCTTGTGTACGCCTTTTCTTGGTCGGACTCTCTTACAAGGATCACGTCAGAGGCTTCCAAGAGAAACCTGTTCAGGCTGCGGTGATCCCTGTTTTTCCTTGTGCCCTGAAACGGAAGGCCAGGTATCTGCCTGAGATCGATTTTCCCGTAAACATAAGAATTGAACTGACCGACTGCATCTCGAACACACCTAACCGCCACTGGAAACTCAAAGCCCCAAAATGAGCAAACAAGAAAGGAGTAGGAATAGTCAGGCGGAAGGCGGAAATCCGCGCTATCAACTTCTTCCGTAGTCATATACCGGAAGCCCAGCTCGACTTCCGCCTTGCCTTTGCTACCCTCCGGCGTGCCATAAACATCACCGAGGACCGCTTTACGCCGTTTCGCTTCTCCCATGATCAAACCCTCGCCAAAGTGACACCATCCGCTTGCCCCTGATACTTCCCATCCCCGTAGGGCTGGTCACAGGGCGCCCCCTCGTAGAAGAGGGCTTGGCAGATGCCTTCGTTGGCGTAGATGCGGCAGTCGGCGCCGCTGCTGTTGCTGATCTCCAGGGTCAGGTGACCTTCCCAGCCGGCTTCGCCGGGGGTGAGGTTCACGATGATCCCGCAGCGGGCGTAGGTGCTCTTGCCGATGAACTGGGCGGTGATGTTGGCGGGGAGCTTCAGGCGCTCGATCACCACGCCGAGAGCGTAGGTGTGGGCCGGGAGGATGAAGAACTGCCCCCACTGGTCCCGTTGCAGCTCTGCCGGTGCCAGGCAGCGATCATCGAAGGCCTTCGGGTTAACGATCAGGCCCGGCACGTGGCGGAACACGCGGAAGTCGTTTGGTGACAGGGTGAGGTCGTAGCCATAGGAGGAACAGCCGTAGCTGATAACGGGGCGCCGGAAGCTGCCGGGAAGATCCACTTGCCGCACCTTCCTCGGCTCAAACGGGCTGATCATCCCAGCCTCGGCGAGCTGACGGATGCGCCAGTCGGGGATGGGGCCGCCGAACTGGGAGCCGGGGCTTCTAATGTCGTCGCCGCTCATCTCCCACCCCGCTGGCGGCGCTTCTGCTGAGCAGCCATCAGGCGCTGGCGGGGGGTTGCGGGGGCGTCGGGCGCCCAGGCGGCCTCAAAGCGGGCGGGCTGACCATCGGCTGCAGGCCTGCGAATGATGCGAGGTGGAGCGGTTGCCTGCATGAGATTTTCGCTGGTTGATTTGCTACTTGGATTCATCACCACTTCACGCGATCCGCCCAGTAAGCCGCGCTGAGCCTCCCTTTGGCGATGTTGGAGGCATGGCGAGCCTTAAAGCTGGCGCGGCGTTCCTTCTGGGCTTCGGTTTTGGGGTTCTTCCCCGCACCTTTCACACCCTGCTGGCCGAAGCGAATCAGTCGCACCTGATCCCCTTCCTTGGCCAGGACGGCATGGCTCTTGGTCGGATGCTTCGGTGTGGCCTTCGGCTGGTTGTAGCCGTCGAAGGTTTCACCTGCTCGCGTGATCGCCATGGCTCCAGATAGGCTGTGCCTATTCTGACAGGGATTGTCCACCGCAAGCGTAAAAGTCGCAGTAATTGGCGAACCCCAGATCGCTTTCGCTGGCATCAGGCAGCCCCTCGCGGCAGGGCCTGTCACCGCCGCGCCAGTGGAGGCAGTCGAGGCAGCTGAGGGCGCCGGGGGTGGTGGGGGTGACGGGGGTGACGGGTGCGGGGGCGCCGCGGCGTGGGATCTCGGGCCAGAGATTGGCGTAGGCCCTGCCGGTGCGAATCAGGCTGATGGCCTGCTTGCTGCAGCCATAGCGCTTCGCCAGGGTGGTGATCGTCTCCCGGCTGGTGAGGATCTTGCGGACCTGCTCGGGTGTGCGGCGGCTTGCGGGCATCCTCAGCGCCTCTGCGCCGCACGCCAATCCCAGGGCCTGGTGATGCCACCGGGCACGATCCACACCCCCAGGCGCTCGCGCTTGGCGATGCCCTCGGCCCGCAGGTAGCTGCTGCTGCAGCCGCTCAGATACTTCCGATAGGCGAAGGCCTGGCCGGTGGCCACCATCGCCAGCCCGGTCGATCTGCGCTGATAGAACACCTCCGCCACGGTCCGCCCGTATCGGTCGGTGGCGTGGGGCCTGACCCGGACACTCGCGCCAACCGGGGCCAGCACGCGCAGGGCGGCGGCGGCAATGGCGCCATGGGGGGCTTGGCGGCGCTCGGGGGCGTCGATGCAGGCCAGGCGGATCGTGACCCGCTGGCCACTAGCATCAGCCACGCGCAAGGTGTCGCCGTCACCCACGGAAAGCACCGTGGCAGCGAAGGCCGGCGGTGGCAGCGGCACGGCCAGCGTCGGCGGCCTGCCACCGGCCAGCACCGCAGCGCCAGCCAGGAAGGCCGCTCCTGATGCCAGGAGGGGAGGGGTGGTCATGGCTGAAACAACCCGAGCTGGCCCGGGGAGACGGGATCAGGTGAAGCCGGCCGGCGATGCTGCCTGCCCTCCAGCTGGCGGCGGACTTCATCGCACCAGATCCTGTAGGGGTGCATGCGCCGCTCTCCGAAGGGGTAGGCATCGTGCAGCGCCTTTCGTAAGGCCCGCTCATCGTCGCGGCCGACGCGGGCGATTACTTCCGCGATGATCGGAGCGGCACGGTCGCGCCAGTAGCTGCCGGTGCTCACGGCTGCACCTCCTCGGCGGTCAAGGTGGCAATCTCGTGTGAAACAATCGCATCGCGCAACTCTCCAAGAGCCGACAACTGCTCGTAATATCCGCCGGGGAATACATCAATCCATGGCGCCTCATCGCCGTTGTGATGCAGGCCATATACGCCTTCGGATCTGCCCCTTAAATCGTCCAGCTCGTCTACATGCCTAGCTGCAATATGTCGCAGATTTTCCAATGATTCACGCAGTTCACGGACGCACTCGGGGCACCCCCATGCGTTGGGAGGTTGCTGGTCGTGGGTTGGGCACTGGCGTAGCCTCTCGCTCACCGCCACCGGCGCCACCACCGGGGCGGCCACCAGGGCGACGGAGCGGCGGAACAATGGGACAGGGCAGCCAGGCTCAGCTTTGAACCGTGCCACTTGCTCGTCTGTGGTTGCGCGCCAGTTCTCCCGCCATGTGGCGCCATCAAAGTCAGGTTCACCTTTGTAGAGCCACGCTGCTGGCGCCTCCCCCGGCTCCGGCGCTGGCGGGGTGGGGTGGCCCCAGCGGGCGAGGATGGCGCGGGCCTTTACGCGGTCAAGTTGCCGCTCATCGGTAGGACCACCGAATGGACTTTCTTGCTCCCGGTATTCCCTGAGAGCTTGAAAAATTACCTTGTCCAGGGCCTCATCCGTAGGCCCCTCCGCCACCGGCTGGGCTAGGGCGGTGGCGTGGATGGTGCCTGGAGGAGAGGTCATGGCCTCCCCGCAGCAGAACCAACAACCCGCCACCACCCCGGCGCACGATGCACGCGGACGATCCGCCCGATCTGGGCGCCGTCTGCGTGATCGCCCAGAGCAGAGAGCACCAGGCTGGCGCGGTTGATCGCGGCGAGGCGGCGAGACACGGAGCATTGAGCAACACCCCAGGCGGCCATCAGCTGCCGGGTGCTCACGCAATGACCGGGCCGGCCGAGGTCCATCGGCTGAGCCAGCCGCAGCACATCGAGCCAGTCGCAGATGGCCTGGTCGCCGATGCCGCGGCGGTGGGGGAGGAGGGTGGAGGGGTTGGGGGCCGGAGTGGAGCTGAGCATCACAACTCCAACTGCGCACAGGAAGGGGGCTCACGGTGCCCCTGCTGCTTGCCGCCGATCAGGCGGGCTGAGGTGATGAACAGGGCCAGGACCAGGGCGGCAAAGGAGATGCGTTCGATCAGCTTCATCACGCCCCCTCCCCACGGAACAACCGCCGCAGCTCGACAGCGTGCGGGTGGCCCCAGGGCAGGTGGCTGAGCTGGCGGACGGCGGCGGCGCGGGCCCCCGGATCAGCCAGGGAGGCGGGCACCGGCGGGGCCGGGGATGAGGTGGGCACGGGGTCGCTGGTTGGTATCCGCATAGAGCATAGCTAATCGGTGCGGATCGGGACAGGGGTTGGGGTAGGGGTTGGGATTTCGAGGCTGAGGCCGAGCTGGGCAACTCCAATGCAGGCCGGCGACAGCCACAGCCGCTCGCGGCGACCGTTCAGGCCGTTGGTGCTATAGCCCGCCCCTCCACCTGCCTTGCCCTCAGCCACGGACCAGCCGCGCCGCAGGAGGGCATCGTGTTCGCTGTCGTAGCCGCAAAGGATAATCCGCAGATCAGCCGGCGCAGTGGCGCACCACTCCCGCACGGCGATGGCCACCCCCTCGGATGATTCGGCGTAGAGATCACCGGAG